TTGCCTTTTGTGTCGGGCCTTTTCAGGCGTTTAATTAAACTTCAACGACGCTATACACTCCGCCCGTAAAAGTTACGCTAATCGCGCCTAAAGTGCCGAGCGCCATTTCGTATGGTAGCGCTTCCAAATAGGCCCCTGTAAGGGTCATGGTTGGATTAGTTGCGGTGCCTGGGCTTGTTGCGCTTGGTGACCACGAAACAGTAGTAGACGTTCCAACAAGAGCTTTAAGTGTTGCGTAAGTTTCTGTAGCTGCAAACGATAGGTACAGGTCAAGGGTCAACGTCGAGTTTTCAAGGCCTGCCGTGTAGACACGTGAACCGCTACCAAATGCGGTGCTTTCTAGCGCCTCGATAGTGCGCGTAAAAGTAAGGCCGTTGCATTGGTCCTGCAGCGAAACGCTGTTAACCGTAACGTTTGGTGATGATAGATAAGTGCTTGTAGCCATGGGCTTTACTCCTCGTTTGTGTCTGTCTTAGTTTTAGCACCTTTAGGCGCCTTAACGGTGGATTGTTCAATAAAGCCGCCTGCTACCAGCGCGTCGACGTTAACGCCGTCTACTGCTTCGTATGTATCGCCAGGAATACCGACGCGGGGGCTAATAATTGTGTATTTCATGTTGTACCTATTCTAGGCGGTTGCCTGGGCTTGTAGGGATATGGTCAAGTCGTAGGCTGGTAGTTCGCTGCCGCCAATTACTGCAACAGTTGGGCGCCCGTCGGTTACGCCAATTTTCTTGGTAATAACTTTGCTAGCCAAGTTAAGTAATGACCGTTGCGCGTCAAGGTTGCCAGGCCCAAGCGTAATTATTCGTACAGGGAACGTCATTTCTACAACGTTGTTAGCAAACACGGTAAAGCTAGGCGCGTCAATGAACGCACAAGGCGGTACAAGGTTGCGGGGGTCTGTAATTACCTGCATATTCGTTATTTGCCCTAGCGACGTTGCCAGGTCGTCTAGCGCCTCGTTTAACAGGTCTGTAAAAGCAACAGGCATTTAAGCAACCTGCGGGCGTGGAATACCTAGCAATTGTTTAATCATTGGCGACAAGCCAACGCTGTTGCCTGCTGGTAGGCCGTCAAAACTGGCAAAATCTGTTACAGCGCCGCGTTGTCGATACAGAAAACCGCCGTAGGCGATAGTTCCCAGGGTGACGCTGTTACTTGGGCTTGTACCTTTTTGGTCTATGTAGCCGCTTTCTAAACGTCTTTGAAAACAAAAGTCGTTTGCAGCTGCAGCGCATTGAGTAAGAAAAGTTGTATCAAGCGCCGACGCGGTGCCTATGCCGAGCCAGTCCTCGACTTGTCCAGCTGTAACCCACGTACACGGGATAGTACCTAGCGTTACGGTTCCTGTTGCAGTAGTTCGCGTAACGTTGGCGGCTGTTTTTGCGTACAAAATTTGAAACGGTACGGGTACCTCGTAATTAAAAAGTAAATCGCCGTCGTCGTCTACGCCAATAAACAAGTATTCGGGTACATCTAAAACGGTTACGGTGCCGTTAAAGGTTGCATCGACGCCTGCAACAATAATAGACGCGCCTACATACACTTCGTTAGGTGTAAGCGTTTCTAAAACTGCGTAGTTGTCTATTAGCGTTTTATGCGCTACCTGGTATACCTGCGTCATGGCGGTTAGGCCGCCTTTCGGTTAGACGAATTTAACGAATTTTGTAGCGTCTGCCATAAACGAAGCGGCGTAGCCACGGTACGCAATAGTGCGGCCCAAGGTGCTAGGTACTTCAACAGAAATGGCGCCTTTTTGCTGTTCGTAAAATTCGAAGCCTGCAGCTGGTCCCGCTGCGTGTCCGATAAATGACCCTGGCGCGTTCTTGTCAACCACCAAAACCAACCCAAGTGGGTTGCCGTTCCAGTTTGCGGCCGACAATTCGCCAGGTGCGTTCATCGCGCCAATTTGTGGAAATACTGGTCTGCCTGTTGAATCTACTAAAGAACCCAACGACGCCCAGGTGGTAGGTGTTACTACCATGTGCGTTGGAAGATAGTTGCTGCTTGCGCTAATTTGACGAGCGCCTTCATAAATTGCCGCAATCCAGTCTGCAGGGTCCGACGTGTCGGCAACTGCGCTGGTTTGTGTAATTGCAGCGTGGCAAGTATCTACAGCGTAATTGTTTGTTGCTTGTCCGTAGGCAATTGCCAACTGGTTCAAGACAATGTTAATGCTTGCTGGGTCTGTCCAATCCAAATCTTGTTCAGACATTGTTACGTAAGTACCAAAAGTAAGTTTGTTTACGTTGTTATTTGCAACAGTAACGGTGCTTGGGTCAAGTGCGTTTAGTTGGCCTGTTGGCTGTTGTGTAACCACGGGCCGCACTGTGATTACTGGGCGGCGAAATGTTGCGCCACTTTGTGGCATGGCACGTGCGCCGATAGCCGACACGAAAGGGCGAATCGGGTTAAGCGAATCAAACACGCTGCCCGTTATAATTTCTGGCAGGATACCAGGTGTATCAGCGGTGGTGATGTTTGGCGCTGCAGCTTGAACGCGTGCGTTCATTTCTGCAAGTACGCTTCCACCTTGCAACGACGCGGCGATAAATTCGCCTGCGGTTGGCAATTTAAAAGTACGTGGCTGTGCGTAAACGATTGGGGCTACGCTTGCGGCCTCGATAACGGCTGGGGTTTCTGTTGGCTGTGTCATGGTGTCTAACTCCTCGTTAGGTGTTTCGGTTTCTATACTAACTATTTCTTGTTCGTCTTGTGGGATACCCTGCGACGCGGCTACGCGGTCTACTGACGCGCCTGGGAAAGCGCCGTAGGGAACTAGCGATAACTCTTGAAAATCGGCTTTTTCGATAATCATTGTGCCTTTTTCGTCGTAACTAAATCGGGTTGGATTTACCCCAACGCTAACCGCGTCTAAAACTTTGTCTTGGGCTAAAACCAAAATTTCGTTGCCGAGTGTCGTTTCGCTAATGCGGGCTTCGTACATCATGCCGCCTGGCGTATCAACTAAAGCCGTTAAAATTCCTACGGCCTGCATACTGTCATGCCCCACATAAAGTTTAGGCATTTTGCCGCCTGCGTCTAAACTTCCTGGCAAAAACATAACTTTAGTACCGTCGTTTACTGTTGCCTCGACGTTATACGGCAGCGCAAGGCCAGCCAAGGTACGGCGTGGCATACCGTTTGGGCCTGCGGCGTCAAGCGTTAATTCTTGTTGGACTAATTTAAGCATTTGGCATTACTCCTACTTCGTCTACTTCCGACGGTGTGTCGTTTTCCGATAAATAACTTTCGCTTAGATAATTTTCAATATCGAATTTTACATATGTACCGCGCGGCAATACGTTACCCATTGACAAGGTTTCGGCTATGCAATCCATAAACAATTTGGCGCCGAACATATACAAGTCCTGGCGCGCCTGGGTGCTGTTTTGGTAACTGTAACTTCCGCTAGCAATTCCCAAAAGGTATGGGGGGCAATTGGCCAAACGTGCGATTTCTTTTGATTGGTACTCGCTCGCCTCTACCAACATTTGCTTACTTGCGTCGCTGTTTGTTTCGGTGTAAGTAACAAATTCGTTTAAAACCGCTACAGAATTATTTAGGCGCGCAGCTTCAAACGACTGGCCCAGCTGCTGTAATTCTTGTTCGCTTAAAGGCTCCCCTGAAACTTGCCGAAGCGTTCCCGTAGGCAGCAAACTGCTGCTATTGCGTAGGCGGGCCTGCTCTAGCTTTAACGCTGTCAAAATTGCGTTAGGACTTGTGTATAGCAATCCTTGTATCGGGCTAATAAATTGCACAACGTCGCGGTGGTCAATTGGTAAACCGCTAAACATAATTTGTTTAGACGGTGCAAAAAATACGGGGCCTGCTTGGTCTTGTGTTGTAACCATAGCGCTAGGCATACGTTGAAAAGACTTGGGGTAGCCGTCGGAACTACGTTCGGTGATGTATAAAAAGCACCTCTGCGTAAAAAATAAATCGTCAAATAACCATGCAAGCGTTGTGCTATTTGGTAGCGAAGGGTCTAATTGGCGTGTCCAGGCGCGCGGTGCAATTTCAATTTGTTCAAGTTCGCGGCTAACAGGGTTCCACATTTCGTTATACATTTTTAGCGGTGTGCAACCAATGACCGACGCCAGCAAGTCGCGCGCGCGGGTTATCGAAGGAACTGCCATAGCCCGCTGCCTATTATTGCCCTGGGTAAAAGCGTAAAAATTGTCTAGTTGTGACGCGCCAACATTTGAACCAGTAGCCGCCGCTTTAACGGTTGTACCGATAGCGGCCTTGTTGACCTTGTTAAATAACGCCATGCGTTTAGTCTGCCATATCTGTTAAAAGTTTGGTGGCACTACCCACGGTGAAGCGGTCTATTCTTTTCCCGACGAAAAGGTAAGCCGTCGCGGATAGTGCCAACACGATATTAGCGGTTTATTGTGACTACTAAGGGTTTGCCGACAAGCTGCGGTTTTGACGCTAAAGCGGCAGCCCAAACCATGCACCTAGCCAACGTGATAGGCCCAGGGCTACGGGTTGACGATAGGGCTACGCTGCCTTGGTGTTTGATAAGTACGGCGCGCTCGACGTGTTCTATTAACTGGTTTTCGCCGTGGTGGTAAATACGGTTTTCTAAAATCATATTTTTAACGGGGCTAGTCCATTTCAATAGTTCGCGATAACCAACAATAGTTTTACGGCGTTCCATGCTGGGCGGTAAATGTATTTCTAGGCCTGGCGTTATGGCTAAACGTAGGGTTGGACCTGCCGATATTTCGGCTTCAACTAGGCGCCACATTTCGGCAAGTGTGCCCGCAACAAACGCAACAGTAATAGCCGTTTTTAGCCCTACTTGTACGGCCCGTACGCCTACATATAGCGCGCCGTCTTGGTCTACCTCGATAGCAAGTATTCCGCCTGTAGGTATTGGGTCATCACTTTTTAGGGCTTCAAATACGCCAGGTTCCAGCCAACCGTTTTGGGTTGCTGTCCACGTGTTAACCGACGCGCGTAAAAAAGCGTTTCGGTTTGGGGCTTCGCTTTCTGCCTCGATAACTTCCATTTCTAAGGTATGCCCTAGCGCTGGGTTGGCGTATGCCCAGGCTTCGGGGGTCATTAAATCCATTGACGGCGGCGGGCTAAATTCGGCAAAATATAGTTTGGTTTGTTCGCCGCTATCTATTGCTCGTAGACCCTGTTCACGCCAACGCAACATGGCTTTCGAGTCTTGCGTACCGCTTGTACTCATCATCACAAACAACGGATTTTTGCGCGCACGTTGCGTAGGTAGCAAACCTTCATCTATGGCCGCTTCCGAAATATCCCAAACTTCATCGGCTACCACTAAGTCAACGCTGTAACCGTGACCAGCTGCAGGCGTCGCCGCACGTGGGAACCAAACGCTGTTATCAGGCATTGTTAGCACCATGCGCCCATAGGACCAAGAAACGTGGGCACCAAATTTGCTTTCAAGTATCGGCGCCAAATATGTAAACAACGCGGTAGCCAAATCCAATTTGTGGGCAACAGTAATAACCGTTTGGGCCTGGCCGCGCGCTTTACCTTGCGTAGTTAACCACCAACCGACAAGCGACGCAATAGCAACCGTTTTACCGTTCTGTCGCGCTACAGACACAAGGCCAACACGGTGTAAATAGTCGCCGTTGTTATCCATAGACGTTAAACCGTGCAATATATTTTTTTGCCAGGGCATTAGGTCTACGCCTAGTACCTCTTTCGCAAAATCCCCAATTTCGTTTACAGCCGATTTTTGACCGCTTGCGGTGGTCGTGACCAATCGCGGCATATCGTGGCCAGTCGGCGCCAGTTCCGCCAAATCCTTATGGAATATAGGGATAATATCT